AAATGGCACGTTGTCAAAAGGCGGCGGGAATACGCTGACATCATCGCAGAAGAACGGAATCAGCTATTCTGTCTTGGTTAGTTTGCCAGAGACAGACCGCATCTTAGTTTTGAATCGCGCAATCAACGCGATCAAAGCGAATAACCGCCCTAGATCAGTTGGAAGGGGGGTGTTTCAGTGATTCTAGATCGTTGGGGTAACTCTTACAAGGCGGCACAAGGGGCTATCACTGAAACCCGAGACCGTCCGTATATTCCCGTGCAAATGAAGGACATAAGCGAGCTCGTCCCGGCACGTGACAGGAAAGCACTTGTTTCATTTTCGCGCCGTCTCATATTGAACGAGGGAGTCTTAAAAGGAGCGATTGAACAGAAAAGCATGTATTCTGTCGGCAGATCATGGCAAGCTCAATCAAAATCAAAAGACCGTGAATTTGCTTTACTAGCAGAGGAAAAAATCAACGACGAATGGCAAAAGATTTGCGATGTTGCAGGGGGTCAAAACAATTTTCAAACGCTACTTTATTCATTTTCAGTAGCGATCAGTCGAGACGGTGAAGGTTTTATTTTGCTGACGAAAACCGAAAACGATTACCCGCGAGTTCAGCAAATACCATCGCATCGGATTTCGACACCTAACGGATTGCGTGATGGAAAACTAACAACTGGAAAATTCAAAGGCAGAAATCTTGTCGATGGCATAGTATATCGCAACGGTGCGCCCGTAGCTTATTGCTACGTCGATCAAAACAACGATTTAATCGAATACTTTGACGCTCAGAATATCATCCACTCATTCGATCCCTCATGGCAAGAGCAAGGGCGAGGATTGCCAGCATTTACCCATGCATTAAACGACTTGCGAGACGCTTTGCAATCCCACGAATGGGAGCGACACGCGCAACTTATGCTATCTCAAATCGTAATGTCTGAACATAACGAAACGGGACTAGCGCCAGATGACAACGCATCGATCATCACTGGCGACGACACAACTTGCCAAGGCCCAATCGGTGCAAATGGCATTATTTCCGATACGCTCGGCGGCGGTCAAGTGCGATACTTTGCGGCAAAAAGTGGTGCAAAACTCGACATCTTAAAAAACGATAGGCCTGGTGAATCATGGGAATCTTTTCAAAATCGGATTTATCGAAAAGCACTTAGCGGCGACAACTGGCCACTGTCAATGTGCTGGACAGCCACAGGCCAAGGCACAGCAGAACGGGCAGACCTTGGACGCGCACAACGCGCAGTCGAGGATAGGCAAGACCTACTAGAATACGCCGCAAATCGCATGACAGGATACGCAGTCGCCAAGCTCATCAAGCTCGGAGAATTGCCAGCGGCTAACGATTGGTGGAAATGGAAATTCACTTACCCTAAAAAACTAACGATTGACGATGGCAGGGTTTCAAAAGAACTGATCGAGCAATGGAAAGCTGGTTTCTTGAATACTCAAGACGTTCTTGGCTATCTCGGAAAAAGCGAGGACGAACATTTAGATCAACGCATCAACTACCTTGTGAAAATGAAAACCAAGGTATTGGAGGCGAACAAAGCAAATCCAGAAATCACAATCGAGCCGCGCGAAATGCAAATGCTCACGGCTAACGACATGGGGCAACCAATAGAACCACTAAAAGAAAAAGAAGATGACCTATCTAAAGATTGAAAACAAAGCAGGAAAAATCAAGCTCAACGATACTGTTACAAAGCAGTCTATCGGTAAAGTGATTGACGAAATCGGAAAATTGTTTGGCGCAACTGCCAGCAATGAAGGCGCAGATTTTGGCGAGATTATGAACGCCGCTGAAAACGGAATTGATACGCTCAATATCGAAATCAATTCTCCAGGTGGAAGCATCTTTGACGGATACACGATGTATCAGGAAATCAAGTCGCTTCAAGATCGTGGTGTATATGTGACAGCTACCATCACGGGTATGGCAGCAAGCATGGCTAGCGTTATTTGCATGGCGTGTGACAAGGTGGAGATCGTGCCGCACGGACGCATGATGATTCATGACGCATCTGTCTCGGCATCGGGCAACGCGGAATCGCTCAGAAAATCCGCTGACTTGGTGGACAATCTTTCTGCCGACATCGCCAATCTTTACTCAGAAAAAACAGGAATCCAATCTGACGAAATCAGAGAAATGATGAAAGCGGAAACTTGGATGACTGCGAAAGAATCAGTTTCTAAGAAATTCGCAGATACAATTTTTGACACCAAAGCAAAGAATATGGCTAGTATTTTATACAGATTCAAACCAGACGCAGCACTCACCGAAAAAGTTATCGGGCTAGAGTCTGCCATCGTTGACGCAGAAAATCAAATCAGCGAACTAGCGGAAAACCTAGCAACCCGCGAAAGCGATTTGCAAAATGCCGTTACTGAATTGGCAGAAGTGAAAGCATCCAATGAAGAAATCACCGCAAAGCTAGCAGAATCCGAATCGGCATTGCAATCTGAGAAAGAAGCAGTAATCGCAAAAGCATCTGAGATTGAAACTCTGAACGCAAAACTTGTAGAAGTCGAAGCAGACGCGAACGCAAAACTAGTCGAAGCAGAATCATCGGCAGCTAAAAAAGCCGCTGAGATTCTCGCATCGGCTGGAGTGCCTGCGGTTGACGTGCAAGCGGGAGAGAAAAGCAAATCAAACCAAGTTACCCGCGCTGAATTTAACGGAATGAGCGACAAGCAAAAAATGGCTTTCGCTAAAAACAAAGGAACAATCACCAACTAATTTTTCAACTAACAAAAACAATCAAATTAACTAATCAAATATCATGGCTAATACCTTAACTAATCTAATCCCTCTCGCATACGAAGCACTTGACGTTGTTTCTCGCGAGGTCACAGGCTTAATCGCCGCCGTCAATCTTGACTCTGCCGCTGAAACCATTGCCAAAGGGCAAACAGTTTATAGCCCAGTTGCTCCAGTAAATACCACTGGCAACATCACACCAGCAATGACAGTGACAGCAGCATCCGATCAAACTATCGGCACAAAGTCGCTTGTTATTGACAACTACAAAACATCTGGATTTAACTGGACGGCAGAAGAAGAATTCGGCTTGAATTCAGGTGGGCGTTTGGAAAATATCATCCGCGATCAAATGTCGCAATGCTTCCGCGTTCACGTGAACGAAATCGAATCCGCTCTTTGCCTTGCTGCATCCGTTGGTGCGTCACGAGCAATCGGAACGACCGCTGGCACTGCTCCAATCCTTGCCGACTTTGCAGGAGCGCAAAAAATCCTTACCGACAACGGCGCACCACTTACTGACCGTCACGCAATCTTTGACACTACTGCTGGCGTTGCACTACGTGGCACTTCTAACCTTTACAAAGTTAACGAATCTGGCGATGCTAACCTATTGCGTCAAGGCGTTCTAGGTAGCTTGTATGGTTTTGAATTGCGCGAATCCGCTGGCATTGTTTCGACTGCCGCTGGCGCAATGGCATCAGCCACTAGCACTAGCGCGGCGTTTACCGTTGGTCAAACTGTCATCCCTCTTGCTGCCGCAGGAACGGGAGTGGTTGCCGCTGGTGACATCATCACTTTTGCTAACGACACTAACAAGTATGTGGTCGCATCTGTTAGCTTTGCAGGCGCAAACCCAGCATCTGGCGATAGCATCACTCTTGCCGCCCCAGGCTTGCGTAAAGCACAAAGCGCAGCAACTCGCGCAATCACAGTTTTTGCCACTTCCACTCGCAACTTGGCACTGAGCCGCAACGCAATTACGCTTGCAACTCGCTTGCCAAAATTTCAAGCAAACGACCAAGCCGCTGACCGTTACGTGATGACCGATCCGCGCACGGGACTTGCGTTTGAAATTGCAATGTATCCTGGCTATCGCATGGTTAAATATGAAGTTTCGATTGCTTACGGATTGAGTGTTATCAAACCAGAACACCTTGCCATCATCATTGGCTAACATTTTTTTGTTGTATTGTGTTTCATAGCGGGTGCGTCACTGGAAACGGTGGCGCACTTTCTTTTTGACTTGCGAGCTACTACATGAGCCTTGTCGATGATTTCTTACTAACGCACAACGACGAATCGGATTCCACAATGGGAACTGATACCATGATTTGCGAGGGGCAAACCTTTTCCGTGGTATCAAACCTTATCGGCAAAACTATCGACGCTGACATCGGCATTGAGCCGCAAATAAACGGCACGGTGACAGCGCAACCCGCAGACGTGACAACGCCTAAATCACTCTTAAACAAGCGTTGCACAGTTGGCGGCGTAGCGTATCGAGTTATCGGCGTTGACGTTGGCACGGTGGCAATCCACTTCACCCTGAGTGATCCTAGTGAGACGCGATGATTAGAATCTCTATCAGTCCGAGACAACGGCGCATACTGGATGCGGAAATGAAAGCATTTGCAACACGCGCAGGGGTGGCAGTCGGTGAAGTTGTCGCCATCGTGGGGCAATCGTGCGCGAAAGAACTGGCAAGAAAAATTCAACCTTGGGGGCTTAGTAAAGCGGTTGGGCAAGAGTTTGAAAAGTCTATTGCGAAGCAAATACAAAAAGCCGCAAGATACGCAGAGCAGACAGCAATACAAGGCGACCTTGCATCAGTTCATAAAAACCTACGAGTTCACGGCGCAATCTTAGTTAGGCCATCAAAGCAATTTCAACCAAAACGCAAACTATTTCCAAAAGCAGAAAGAGACACGCTTGCTGATAAAAAAATGGCACGTGCTGGACTTGCTAAGGCTGGATGGATTGCGGCGGGAGAATCAATTTCGTCACCCTTATTAAAAACGGCAAAGGGAATAGCTAGGAAAATCAAAGGCATCGCGCCATGGATCCGACGTCACGCAAAAACATCAGAAGGGTCATCGGTTTTTAAAATGACAGGTGGGTTGTCGTCAACGATATTTCTTACGAACAATTCAAGTTATGCTTACAGTTCAAACAACACCAACAGGGGCGATGTATCAACGGCGTTAAGCGATGGATACAAGCGAAGCATCACAATGATTAGAGCAAGATTGAAAAAACTAAAATGAACATACAAACACTAAAAGAGCGGATTGTTACAGTCCTAAACACGGAAATTACGACCGTCACAAGCTACGATGCTGAGAAGTTTTCAGAGATTGATTTGCCTAACATATCGGTAAAGGTGGCATCGTGTGAACGACTTTCAAAGGCAATGCGGTCATACTCGGCGAACATTGAAATTACGCTCCGGGCGCATAGTGGCGACAGTCTGACAGTCTCGGAAATCAATGCCGTTACAAACGACATCGAAAGCTTGCTAAACGATGAATTTGCCAGCGAGATCAATAACAACATCGCAAACTTGCAAGTGGACTATTTCGCTCATAACGGCGGCGTGCCTGATTGGACTGACAACGCGCTAGAGTGCAAATTTGATTGTGAAGTCATATTTCAGACGGCTTAATTTTTGACACAAAACTAAAAGTATCATGGCGACGCTTTTAGGTGTAACAAATGGAGTTTTCGGAATCACAGCACAGCAAACAGGCTTCTTGCTTGATACGCAAACGTGGGCATATAGCGACGAGGTTAAGATGGTCAAGAACATCAGCGGCGATGACACTGGCGAATCACATTATAATGAAAAAGTAGAAATTTCTCTAAGTGGATTTTTGCCTAGCTCTTCACCATTTGCGGGGACGTTAGCATTAAGCCTAACGCTTATTACCGTGCCGACAGATCACATCATCGGGTCAATGACAGCTGGC